ATCGGGAGCGGCCAGAACCTTCTTCTCTACGTGAGCGATGAAACGCTCCATCTGCCTTTCCTCACTGACCGGGGCTATGGGGGGTGTTGGCCGGGTGCTCATACCAACCCCGCCTCAATTTTGGCAATCGTCGCCCGTACCTGAGCGGTCATTTCTTCAAAGTAACTGATTGTTCTCTTCAAATAGATAATCTTGTCGGCGTCGTTGTAACCTCGGACAACCCCTTCCCACTGTGAAGTGTCAATCTCTGCCACTTCCGCCGGTGGCACCGCTTCCGCCGGGGCCGCCGCTTCCTCCCCGGTGGGGGTCAGGGCAGCCCCCACCAACGTGAGCGCCGCCAGCCCGGTTAAAAATTCCCGCCGATTCAGGTTGTTGGCTTCCATTACGCCACCATCCTTGCGTTATCCGGCAGGTTCACCAGAATCGAGCGCTCATTGGTGCGCTCCACCAGTTCGGCCATCGCGTATCCCCGCGCCGTGACTTCGGCGGCGTAGTTGAACCGTTTGGACGGCTGGCCGGTGCTGGCCCGTTTGCCGCTTTTGCGTTTGGGCTTCGCTTGGGTGGGCGCTGCTTGCCGGGCGATGTGCCGTTCCCAGGTCGCCACATCTGCGCCGGGGACCACGGATTCTACGGCGGCGGCGAGGCTGTGGCCGGAGTTGATTAGACTGACGATTTGGGTTAAAATTGTTGTAGCCATTTGAAAGCTTGTACCTTTCTTTTGGTAGAGCCGCTTTGGTGTTAGCGCACCGGGCGGCTCGTTTTTGTTTGTGTCCTAATAATACCAAATAAATCCTAATTAGTCAATATGTGAACCTTAAAGTTGTCCAAATTAGTCCTATTTGGTCTTGACTGATTAGGGCAGAAAGGACTATAATACAATCTATAGGTACAAATACAGGGAGTTACTATTGTGACCATAGAGCGACAGTTCACTATTTCGGAAATTGCTATGATGCTCAAAATCAATGAGCGCACTGTTCGACGTTGGATACAGAGCGGAAGGCTTAAAGCCGTAGAAATGCCGGGGCGTGGTCGAACAGCTACAGAATACAGAATACCCGAAAGTTCTATCACCGCTTTGGGCTTCAAAGTAAAAGAGGAAAATGACCTAAAGGTGGG